CGTTGTCGTATAAGCAGATAGCCTTGACTTTTAATCCTGTTGTTGGCGCCATGTGGATAAAAGATTTTATTGCAAGCCGTCCGGCTGCGGAAGTATATATTAGACGATATATCATTGCTGATAACCCGTTTATAGACGACGAGTACAAGAAAATACTCAATGAAATCGATGATGAAAATTACCGACGAATTTACCTTCATGGCGAATGGGGCTTTATCACAAACGCAATATATACTAATTGGAGCCCCGGACAGTATGATGGGGACTATGACTATTATGGTTTAGATTTTGGTTACAACAACCCAACCGCACTGATCGGGATTAAAGAGACAGAGGCCGCAATTGTAGTCAAAGAGTTGCTGTACGTGAAAGGCATGACGCAGGATGACCTACGCGGGTGGTTGCAAAAGACCCTGCCTCAGGGGTCGCAGATATTCGCAGACGCTGCAGAGCCTGCACGGATTGAGGACTTAAAGCGGGTAGGCTATCGAGTAATTCCGGCGGATAAACGGGTAACCGACGGTATCTTGTATTGCAAGAGTAAGCGGCTTATACTTGACGGAGGTAACCTCATAAAAGAGGCAGAGAAGTATTCATGGGAAGCCCGCGGCGGCGTAGTGTATGATACACCGGTAAAGGTAGACGACCACTTGATGGATGCGATGCGGTATGCTTTATACACAAAAGCAACGCTGGCGGGAAAGACTGCAAAGACTATTAAAGTGGGGGTAGCGTAATGAAAATCACAGATAGACACAGCGAAGTATCAAAGCGTATCTGGCAGTGGGAGCGGATCCGGTTATTGTCGGAAGGCTCGGATGCGGTGAAGGAGTACGACCTATCAACCGGAGGCAGGTCGCAGACGAATTTCATATTCCGCCTTGCTGGGCAGGATGATAAGAGTTATTTGGCTTATGTGCAGCGGGCCCCGTTTTATAATGCCGTAGCGAATACCGTTAAGATGTATAAGGGGATGGTGTTCGGAACTCCTCCGCAGATTGTAGTACCTGCGGGTGACACTGGGTTTATCGATGACTACGACTATAGGGGGACAACTTTACAATCTTTCGCAGCGCAAGTCTTTGATACGGTCATCAAATATGGCAGGGCCGGTGTACTCATAGACTTGCCGGAGAGCCCGGAAAACCTTACACGGGCTGAAGCCGAAGTTTATGGCGTCCGGCCTTATGCTACACTATACCAGCCTTGGCAAATAACAAACTGGGAATACGCAAGAGTAAAAGGACGTGTAGTCCTATCTCGGCTTGTTATCCAAGAGACGGAAACCAGATATAAAGAGCTTGTCCTGTCAGACGGGTACTCAATCATTATCTGGGAAAAGATTAAAAAGACGAACGACTACGAAGTTGTGAAAGTAGTCAGTCCGCTTATGAACGGGGAGCCATTGCGGTTTATACCATTCGTTCCCGTATCGGTATACGGCGAGGACTGGCAAACTTCACGGCCTCCATTACTTGACCTTGCCGATATGACAATATCGCATTATCGGACGATGGCAGACCTTGAACACGGACGCTTCTTCCTCGGCGTTCCTACGCCTGTTTTTGCCGGCTTTAATATCCAAGACGATATAATCCGCTTAGGCTCGACCGACGGAATAGTGACCTCAGATCCGAATGCAAAATGGGGCTTCCTTGAGCTTTCTGGTACCGGCTTGCAGTATCTTGAAAACGCCGCAAAGCAAAAAGAACAACTCATGGCCGAGCTTGGGGCTAGCCTGCTAAGCACGCAGTTTGCCGGGGAAAGCGGGGAAGCCTTACAACTCCGGGGCAAAGTCTCGACGTCCATTCTGGCAAGTATTGCCAAGGGTGTAGAGGAGGCAATAAGCGGGACCCTCTGGTTTTGTTTAACCTGGTATCACGGGAAAGAGCCAAACCGCAGCGATGTATCTTTTGCATTGTCCGACGACTACCTAACAACCAAACTTACACCGCAGGAACTGGTCGCTCTCATTCAAGCGGTGCAGTCTGGCCAACTCCCCCGTTACGATTTCTACAGGGCGCTAGTAAGAGGTAAGATAATCGCCCAAGACCGAAGCTTTGAGGAGTACCAAGAAGAGACCACTACACCGCTGGGGGTGATTAAGTAATGGACGTAAACGAACGCCTGCGTGATGACCTTATACGGCACGCTATTTATGCGGACAGGTACGCCGATGCTCAGCTGAAGGAAATAATTAAAGTCTTGCAATCTACAGTAAAGACTATTGAACAACGAATAGTAAGCGAACCGAACGTCGTAACCCTTGCGTGGCTCAAACAGGTTAAGGGATGGATAGAACAGCAGGCGGAGATTTTTACAAGCAAACTTAATGACGGATTAAAGCAGGCGATTAAAGATCTGATAATTCACGAAGGCGAGCTTTTCACAAAAGATATGTATAGAGCAATCAGGCTGAAAGTAAACTACACCATACCGGCCCCGGAGGTAATCGAGCGCGCTGTTTTATCTATGCCAGTCGATAGCGGGCACCTTTTCGACGAGCTTATGAAGCGATACGACCAACTGACAAAGGACTACTTTATAAGCGAGATACGGGCCGGGATTGTTTCCGGCGAAGGGACAAAGGAGATGGTGCACAGACTAAGCGGGGACACTAGCCTATTGTCTATACAAGCGGCCTCCGCAGAAAGGATGGTTAGGTCGGTAGTCATGCACACGATGAACACAGCGAGAATGGAGTTGTACAAAGCAAACAGCGACCTTATTAAAGCTGTGCAATACGTCGCAACGCTAGATACAAAAACGTGTCCAGTCTGCGGGACATTAGACGGGAAGACCTGGGGCCTAGACGAGCAACACCCTACACCGCCGATGCACTATAACTGCCGATGCGTACTTGCGCCGATAACTAAGAGCTGGAGAGAGCTCGGCATAGACAAGGACGAGATCCCGCCAACGATGCGGTCCAGTATGAATGGGTACGTCCCGGAAACAATGGACTATAAAGAATGGCTAGCGAAGCAGAGCGAAAAAACGCAGGCCGAGATACTAGGTCCTACGCGGTTAAAGATGTATAAGCAAGGGGTGCCGATTGAAAAGATGGTCCGTAATGGGAAACCGCTAACAATAGAGGAACTACGGCAAAAAGAACTTTTTGATTAAAACACTTGACAGGTGTTTAGTATGGTACTAAGATTAAAACGGCGGCAAGGTCGCTGAACCTCAAGGAGGGGACCGTGGAAAAAATCATTGAGATGCTCAAGGCCCTAGGGGCAAAAGATGAGCAGCTGGAAGAAGTAAGACTGGAGCTGGAGACTTACGTCGACCAGCAGATTGTTGGGCTGAAAAAGAAAAACGTTGAGCTTATTAAAAAGCTCAAACAGTCTGACAACCCAGAAGTAGAGTTAAAGCTCGAAGAGCTTGAAAGCCAGATGAAAGACCTGCTCAAAGAGCGGGAAAAGCTGGCGCGCGAGAAAGAAAAGATTGAGCGGGAACTGACAGAAAAGCTGACCAAGGAGGAACAGGAACTAAACGCCTACGTCCTCGAGAACAGTTTGATGCAGAGCCTTGCGAAAATCGGCGTTCGCAAAGAGGTGCTTCCGGTTGTAGCAACCGCACTAAAAGCGAAGGCCAAGATAAAGGTTGATAATGGGGCCCGTGTCCCGGTAATTGGCGACAAGCCTTTAACCGAGTACATCGAGAAGGAATGGGCGCAAAGCGATGAGGGAAAATTCTTTATCCCAGCCGCTGGTGCCGGTGGAAGCGGTTCCGTATCAACAAGTACAACGCCTGGCGCAAAAGTTATGAAGCGTCAGGATTGGCAAGCACTAGACCCAGCCGGCCAAGCCGCCTATATCAAAGAGGGCGGAAAGGTCGTTGACTGATAAACAAGGCCGGCGGGTTGCTATAAGGAGAGAAATTTATGGCGAACACCCTTACCGGCCTTATACCTGTACTGTATAAGGCAGTCGACAAAGTAAGCCGGGAACTTACCGGCTTTATTCCCGCATCTGGCCTGGACCTTGCGGATACAGGCGCCGCAGTAGGCCAGACTATTCGGATTCCCGTTACTAATGCGGTAACTAGCTCTAACGTAACGCCTGGAGCAACCGCCCCCAGTGACGGGGACCAGACCATTGGGTCCGTCGATGTAACTATCACAAAGTCTAAGTATGTACCCATTCGCTGGAGTGGTGAAGAAGCCGCCAGTGTAGGGGCTCGTTATGATGAAATCCGTGCAAACCAGTTTGCGCAGGCCATGCGGGTACTTGTCAACGAAGTAGAACAGGACCTTGCAGGTTTGTATTTTGCGGCCTCCAGGGCTTATGGAGGATCCGCTGCTTCTTTTAGCGCCGACTTATCCGACCCCGCAAACTTGCGGAAAATCCTTGCCGATAACGGCGCCCCAATGACCGACCTGCAGCTTGTTATTTCCACCGCGCAGGGTGCACGGCTTCGGACCCTTACCCAGCTTACCAAGGCAAACGAAGCAGGGACCGACGAACTTTTACGGCGCGGTGTCTTGCTGGACATCCACGGATTCGCAGTCCGTGAAAGCGCTAAAGTTGCATCCGTTGCCCAGGGAGCCGCTGCTGACTATGTCCTCAATGGGGCTCAGGCTGCTGGTGCTACTAGCCTTGTTGTTAAGACTGGAGCCGCCGCAATTAAAAAGGGCGCAATCATTACCATCGCCAACGATACCAACAAATACGTCGTTGCTGCCGACCATGCGGGTGGAGCAGGGACCTTGTACATAAACGCACCTGGCTTAATAAAGGCGGCTTCTGACACCGCAGCGATTACCGTAGCGACCGCCACTTACGAAGCAGCGCTTGCATTTGACCGTGGAGCAATCCAGCTTGCCGCACGACCTCCGCTTATGCCGCAGGGTGGCGATTCCGCCGACGACGTAATGAACATCACTGACCCGGTATCAGGGCTTACATTCCAGGTAGCCCTCTATCGACAGTATCGGCAGGTCAAGTACGAAGTTGCCCTCGCTTGGGGTGTAAAGGCAATTAAGCGGGAACATATCGCTGTCCTGATTAAGTAACATTTTCCGGGGCTTCGGCCCCGGATTATATTTTTGAGGAGGGATAGCATGGTTTACGAAGATGGGTTGGGATGGCCGGATGCAAACTCTTACGCGACGGTTGAGGTTACAAAAACGTATTTTGCTTATATAAAATTTGATTACTCATCTTATACGGATGCAAAAATAGATGCTGCACTAATCCGTGCTACCGCATTTATTGATACCTATAAACGCTGGCCAGGAAAAAAAGCGACCGCTACTCAAGGGTTGGAATGGCCGAGAACCGACGCCTACGATGTAAACGGGTATCTTTTGCAGTATGTTCCTGACGCGATAAGAAGCGCGACGATGCAAGCCGCGATAAAGGAGCTTCAAGAACCGTTTTATTTTACAAAGGACGCAGGGGAAAAGGTGAAGCGTGAGAAAATCGGCGATTTAGAAATCGAACATACCGGACAGAACTCATACCCGATGATAGACCAATACCTTAAAAAGATTGTTGGGTACGGCGGTGTGAGGTTTGAGCGATGAATTA